CTTCTAGTTGAGCCCAAGCTGGAGGTTCCAACTTAAGACCCATTAGTAAACAAATTAAACATTCTAGCACTCCTTAAAAACTCCGTCAAAGACTTGAAAAATAGAGTCCCCACTTCCATGCGGGGTCCAGTTTGTTTATTTGGACCCCAACACTTGACGTCTGCGCTAGCTCAACAGTTAATGGGGTTTTTGGGCGAACTCTAGGTGAAGTTGAAGAATGACTTGCGTTCCTTCAACTTTCTCCTATCGAACAGGTTGTCATCGTCGAGCTGCCCTTCTGCTGTCGATGGTGTGTGTGTGTGGCTTTTAAATTTGACCGTAGGTGCCGACGTAAACTTGGCTGTCGGCCTCTGCGTAGGGGCTGGTGTGGTAGGTGTCGGTGCACTTGTTGTGGTGAACACATTGACGCTTGTCCCTCTTGCATGGTCAAACCTCAACACTGGAGAACCTAAGAAATATGATACCGAAAAGTCTTCGCCAATGGCACTATCCTCCCGCACTGTAAGTGAAGTCGCTTTATTGCACTGCAACTCCACTTGTTTGACCATTCGTGCGTGTGTTCCCTCTGTGGCACTTAAGTCACGAGGGATTAAGAACCGTTCATCTGCATAATAGGGCCAATGTATAACGATCGATCGTTGAACACTCGAGTGCATCTGTTCAAAGCCTCTCAATCTTGCACTTGTGTCTGTGGTGGTATCATCTTGTCCACGACGAAATTTTACCAGACCCTCACCTTGTTCAATCGTGTAATGGCCCACCATGGATCCACGTACGCAACCAAAGCACCAGAACAGGAGCCGATCCAAGGTCAATAAATCTTGAAAGCCTGAATGGTGCTCGCCGACATTGTACACTCTAGCGACTGCCGACAGTGCGACTACACCATCTGATCGAAATGGGAGGTCACTAGGTGTGGCGCCAGTGGTAGTTCCGGAAATGTAGAACAAGTTGGTGGTTTTGAAGACCTTCCACAGGGTACGAAAAGAAAAAATCTGTTCGCCAAAGTGGACAGGGGCAATGTACTCCAACCCTCCGTAGGGTGAGCCGAATTCTACCTCCCCTTCAGACAGTCCAAGGAACCAAGCTGCTCGGACATAGCAAATCGGTGAGTCATATCCACTGCTCACTGCCAAACCAAAAGGGCGTAAGTAACCGATGCATATCAAGCCGACATCGGGAACTGTTGCTATGTTGACCGCAGTGGATGAATGTCTCCAAACAACGCCCTCACAATACACCACGGCATAGGCGACGTCACCTCGCGTCCCGCCACAGTAAGGGGATGTGACAATTGGCAACGTCCATTGGTGAGCATGGTCAGATTTGTAAGTGTTCAGCGTTATACCCCCGCCATTCGTGCGTGCAAACGACAGCGGCGATGGATCTAATCTTTGCCAGCTGTACATCGAGGGCGTCGTTGCTCTAAGGGCTGTGACCGAGAAACCATCAGTATTACCCGACACTGACAGGTTAAGGGTCCACATTCCAATTGTAGTGAAAATGCCAGTGAACGTTTGGGTCGTAGAAACATCCGTCGCAAATGTGTGGCTGCCCGCAGTCGTAGTCAACGTGCAACCAGAACCATTAGTGACTGTCATAGTGACTTGGGACGTGGTCATTCCGTCGGAAAAAACGGGAACGGTAATGGTCGTACAACCGGGCGGGATAACAACGCTGGACTCATCGGCGGTGAGATACGGAAAAGCCATTCCTGATGTGCCACCACAAATTAGGGCTAGGGGCACAATACTCACAACTGATTCACACGCTACAGGAACAAGAGAGGGTGCTGATGTCGTGGGAGGGTCCGTAGACATTGTCGGCGGTGCTGTGGGTCCATGCATTGGTGCTACACTGGTGGGCTTGGTGGTTGGTGTGGCAGATGAAGTTGGCAAATGCACTGGTGTCGAGGTGGGCGTTAACACTGGTAGTAGGTGTTGTCTGCTCTGCGAATTCACCCCGTGTGAACCAATTGTGTTGGTGCCAGGTGCCAGGGCTACGGCATTTTGGTACTCAGGTCCAGCGCTCAACATTCGTGCCGTGGTGATGGAACGTGTGCCACGAGCAAGGGTGTAGCTGGTGACATCCATGGGCGCATAATTGCCCAGCCTAACTTTATCAATCCATCCTTCCACTACGATGTAAGCTTGCTGTACGGTATCTGAAAATGCTGCCAACGGTGTTTCTACATAAAGAGCAATAGCTCCATTCATGCAGGTTGGGACATAATCACCGAAGGGGTCAAGGAAACCGCCATTGTGAGTTGTTCGCAGAGTTACGGGTTGTTGCCATTCACATGTAACATCAATTACTTTGGAAGTTTGGATATCAACGATGAGTGAACGATTGGTGACGGTTGATCGACCCAATGGAATTCCAGTTGGCTCTGACACTAATTGTAGCATTCCGGCATTATTCGAAGGTGTGACAATAGTTATCCGATACTTATTGACCCAATGAGCCGTGGCGAAGTTGGAAGTCACAAGAGCTGACGTTGTTGGAAGCACATTGCTATCTACGGAAGAATAGAGACCCTGACAACACGTATTTACGAGATGGAATATCTTCGTACCAGCAGAATCGTTGGAGGACCACTGATAGACACCAAGGATGTTGGGGCGGTAGAAGGACTCGAACACTAGTGGATCAGCCTCCGTAACACCCGTTGCAGCTGAAGACATCGTCACCCCTTGATCGCGATCCATAGCCAATGTCCGTCCATTGAGGTTATCGTTGGACGTTGCTAGCGGAGGCGACGTGTACATCGACACGAAGTTCGCAGTCACGATGGGACGTGAGTGACCAAAATACCGTGCCACACCTGCAATACCATTCAGAGTCATAGAAGCGTAATCAGAGACCATCGCCAATTGAGGGGCAAACGCTAGGTACTTGCTGGTCAGACTGGCTGCGTCCGCTAGAGCTGAGACAACAGTTGAGAAGGACTCCACCTCCGCATCCACAGAAACGGCAGTGGAGCCTGAAAACGAGAAATTCTTGAGCTTCGCATACACTGTCACTTGGATTGGTGACTTGTTATTGGCGACGTGTAACAATGGGGCAACAACATTCAGATACACCTTTGACAACCCACTGAAATTAGACTTTCTCAACCAAAGTGCAGCATACGGCCAGATGAATGGAACATCAATCTTGGCCCCCCCTGTGGTCGCAACATCCCAGTACACACAACGTCGCTGTGAGCGCATGGAAACCAACAAGTCATTCTCAATCAGAGTCTCATCCTGGACCTCGTTAGATTTAGGGATAGGCACGTAGCTCAGTTGCATTAATCCAGAGTGTGCGGATGTTGATGATCCAATGAAGGTCAACTCTACGTCAGCGCGACCCACTGCCCATGTGTTCATCTTGTTAGCAAACTCAGGCTCGGAAAAGAGGGCAGCATAGGGATCAAAGGAATGGTGAAAATTCTCATCATAAGGAATGGAAAAGGACGCAATAGCTACACTTCGCTCAAAGAACGCGGCGAAAGGTGCTTGAGCTTCAGACAAGGGTGATAAGTCCATCGCTTTTGTTTCCACGGCACCACCCGTAACCTGCTCCATCTCGAAGTCAACAAGCCCATCCTCAGTTTCAGCCTCCACATGATCTGGCCAATCCCCCTTCCAGAAGGCAAAATATGGGGGCGTGGTGGGACAGCTTTTGGGCACTGGCCATGACTGCGTTTTACCATAACTGGTCATGTCATCATCCAGCTTCTCTCGCAGTATAGTGGAATATGCTTTCTCAAGAATCTTACAATCTGCTGGCAGTCCACACTCTTTCCCTACGTCTAATGCACACTTTTGAGCCCAAGTGTAACATCTCTCACCATAGAAGAAGCACTCGTTTAGTATTGCAGCTAGAGTGTCCCGGAGTTGTTCCTCCGGTGTTACTGCAATAGAGCGCTCGTGATATTGCAGGGGCTTGAAGATTGAATGTGGGTCCAAAACGCTCACCACTCTACCCAGGTCCAAATTGTAGTATGGTTTACTCCGCAAATAAGCTTCTGTGTACAGGTTTGACACGGGTGTGATCTCCTGGGATTTGTCAGACGGCGTCACGAGCAGGCCCCATGACTTACAGTCTTCAGCGAACACTTGTCCATTCCAAGTGTTTAAGTCCACTAGAGGCGAAAAACTCATGATGTTGTCATCTCCGAGAGTCCTCATCGAAACAAATTCGCGAAATGGCCTACCAAGAGTTGGATGATGCTTGAAAAACGACATGCGCATCAGTAAACTGGTTGCGATTCCGTTGGTATGTGCCGTTAGGTTATTGCCGGAAGGTTGTATCGTTGTGCCAAGTACCACAAAACCTCCGAGAGACAAGTACGGCATGAGGAATTCATTGACCAACATGCGGACACAAGCCAAGTCGCCTTTAGAGTAGCCTAGACACTTACAAATGTGGATAAACACCTTGGTGGCTGCGATGCGGACATCTGGATTCTGTGACTGATCATACGTGCTGAAGTCGGTAGCATTGCATCTATCTGGATCACCATCTAGCAATTCCAATAAATGGAGATGCCAATTTGGGGACAATCTGTCTCTACCCAGTGATGTTTCAAACAGCTCGGGACTCAAGTTGATTACTGACAATGGCACAACAAGAAATCGGTGGAGCATGATGTACGTGAACAGCGGTGACCCAAAGAAGAGGCGTGCACTTTGCTTCATGATGTCTCTGGCCTCTGACTTGGCTGTCCCTGTGTATGGCAAACCGCTATGCTGACCCAGAACGCACACCTGAATCTCGGTCCTCATTAGGTCAGTGAGCATCGCTGGAGGCATATACCACTCGTCATTTGCGGACTTAAGTAGGACTTGTTTCTTTTTGACGCCAAAGGGCCATCCCGCACTTGTGTTAATCTTGATCGTTGACGCGTAGGGATGACCAGGTATACCATTCAAAACTTCACTATAGTTCAAGGGGCGGGTCCGACACCAGGGTTTGACCAGCATCCTGCTCACGGCGAGAGGCACTACGGAAACGAAGTCGGCAAACGCTTCGTTCAGCAGGTCAACGTCGACTTGGGGGAAGGACAAACTACAGCCGATAATCATGGTGTTTCGGGTCAAGACGCGCATGTTAATGTCAGGAAGGTGAGTGGTTATCGGAAAGCGAAAGTGGGCCACTGCTGAATGGCACGCAGCGTTTGGCTCAAAGGTGTGACGCTCACGTCGGGAAGTCTTGTCAAACTCTTCGACATAACGAATGGTCAACTCATCAGGAACAAACCGTCCAATGCTATGTTTCTCTAACTCTGTATGCGGAGTTTTACTAACCTGCGAAACCGGATTGTATCTCACTACAGGTGAGAGTCCAGTAGAACGGTTCGCCTCACATCTGTATTGTTCCAAATGATCCCTAGCATCCAAGTACGTGGCTCTGGTGATGAGGGCCGCTCTGCCAATCCTATCAGTCTTGCCTCCTGCCACGTGAAATCCCTCAATGACGATAGTTTTTGTCTTTCGAAGCAAAAAAGCCATGCAAAGCCCAGAGTATGTATCAAACGGTAGTGCGTAGACCTGTGACTCAAAGCTGCCAGCTTGTCGCGACGCCGATATAGAACGCCTGGCTTCTACTTTAATCGAAGTAAGAGACAAACTGTCGGGATCCACGACGTTGAAATCGCAAATGGTCTCTGCACCTGGAGGAGCCACTCTGGTTGGTAACAAATCTACACAGTTTGGGAATGCATCCGCAGTATTGAATACGCATAGGCGCAAGTCTGAGCCTTCCAATTTTCGTGATGCTGACAACCTCAATGTACACGACAGCGGCACCATATTCTCTCCATAGCGCCGGTAGAGGGTGCCTACCAGGGATTCCACATACTCGAAGTCGTCTCCTCTTTCCACTTTAAAAGCATGATCCGGTAAAAGCAAGAATCGTGACTCCAAAGCGACAACGATGGATCGACTGTACGATCCATCTTTTTGATAAGTGAACGACATGCAACACGTGCGCAACTTCTCCCTAGCTTGCTCCAGCGTCATACCAACCACTACACCCGTTGAGCCTATTTTAATAGCCTGGACCCAATTCTGGCGAGATTCAGTAACCAACTCCTTTCGTTTATCCAAGGTGAGTATGGCTGGAATAACTGCATCTGTATCATTGCCTTCCTCACCCTCCGTTTCCACTGCAGGCACGTACAGGCTGTTTTGTAGCAAATCACTGAGAGTTGTATTTGCTTTACTTACCGCGGCATCCAGTTCTCGGGACAACTTGTAGCGCTCGAAACTACTCAACTCCTCCGTACGAAACCTAACATCGATGTCCTGGAAAGTAGACAGGCTTCCGGAATGCTTCACGCTCACATCGAGTCGACGGGGAACAAAAAGCGCGTAAAGTCCTGCGGCTAGAGCTCCAGAGCCAAGAAGCCACTGAGTGTAACGTGTCCTCCTCGATGGGCTGTAGACTGCCTGCGCTTCAGTGTATCCTGTCATAAGAGAAGAGACTGGTGTTGTCGAAAAGTTCTTCAGTATGCGCAATGGAAAGAGCAAGCAATCCCAAATGTAGAAACCGAATATCGTCGCAGAAAAAAGGCACGGGGACACAAGACAAAGGTAGTTGGGCATCTTTAGCGGCAGTGTTCTGGAAATCAGGCGGTACACGACGTCGTTGGCAACTCCCTTGCAGTGAACATGCGGCAAAAAACGATGCCAAAAACTTTTCGACATACACTCTTCCAGTGGGTTGTAGCTTTGAATCATGAGGTAAGTACCAACACAATCAACGTAAAGCTTCAACAACACAATCAGAATAGAAATCCATGCTAGGGGTCGGAGAAATGACCAAATGTACGTCTTGTCACGATACTCAAGGAAACAATCGTAATCTGTTACTCTCAATGCTGACAAGACATGAGAGTAGATCTTGTCTAAAAGTCGCATGGTCATACTTTTCCAAAATGTGAGGGGAGGTGACGTGGATTCTTCCGAAGATGACATAGGAAATGGGTGACAGTCCCTGCAAACATGTCTTGGCATGCAATGTGTGCACAAGACCAACGGCTCATCAGTAGCGCTCTCAACAGACTTCCTTTGGAAATTGATGTGTTTCAAACATCGATCACGTACTTCTTGCAACAATTCGACATCACTCATCCTGCCACCAACATATTGTTTGTCACCTTTGTCACCAATTACGTATTCTTGGTATTCCAGCTGTTCGGGCAAGAAATCATCTAAAGGCCGGGACGTGGCTGACAAAGCCTCACGATGGAAACCGCCTTTGCCATCGGAAAACTCAGACTTGACGATGCATTCAATTTTCATACCTAGTCGTCTCCAAGCAGAAGCTGGATTGGCACACTCTTCCTTGAGACCCATCGTAACAGAATTAGTTGTGAACAAACATATTTTTGCAAAATTGAACTTCACATTCTTCTCTTCCAGTGATGCTCCTGTGAACTGCGTTCTGTAACTATTCACATATCTAATCAGGCGTTCCGAGATGGTTTTCTCTCGCATATCACTATTCAGATTACCTATGTCATCCCAAACTATCGCTGTGGTGGCATTGTCCAAGCCGCCATCGAAGGCATCCGACTCTGTGACAAAGGAGGTTTTGGGGTGCTCTTCGTCTATCAAAGCGTGCAAGAAACGGAGCAAATACTTCACAGATGCGGTTTTGCCTATGCCAGGTGATCCATACAGTGTCATGGTGAAGGGCTCCGCTTTAACAGCGAACGTGTTGGCTACTGCTTTCCAGTCCTGTTTAAACGTTAGAATCATCTGAGCTTGCTTTTCTAGTTGCATCTTTGCTAAGCCTGTTGCGCTCCTTAGAGAATTCCTTAACATCGATTCGCAAGCCAAGAAAGAATCCCAGATCTCCGGCAATGTGCACTTCGTTTGCTTGTAGGCTCCCGACATCAGCAGCTGATGGTTATCGAACGCTTTCAACCATATTGAGCTTGAGCCCTCACTTTCCATGTAAGAGTACACATCGCTGATTCTGCCACCAGTAACGTAGAGGTTGTGAGTGAATTTGGCGAAGTAAACTGACGCATCAATTACCCCTCGAGTGAATGTACTGAAGTCCTTAATCTTCGCTAAGCCACCTCGTAGTATCCCGATGAAGGTGTCCTTTTCCGGGAGACTAGTTAGGTCAACTGTCTTCTCCATAGAGCTCACCCACGGTGCCAATGCTAACGCTGCCAAAAGGGACTCTAGATGTGTCATCGTTTTGGATTTTCCGAGCTCCAACGTGCCTCCTAGCAACTTTTCGATGTCTGATAACCACGGCGGATACTGACCCATCAGTCGTTGAATCTTTTCATCCTCCGCTTCAGCTTGTGGAAATAACCGATCCGCTGAATTCTCTGTGGTGAATGTCAAGTATGAGCTGCCATCACGCTGTGATCTAAGGTCCTCAGATGTTACTGTCCGGTTGGTTCGATCCAAGAAGCTGGGTGGAGTAGGTGAATCGACGGATATCACCTGGGGAACACTGCCCAGAGTCCATGAGCCATCATCGGCTTGAGTGAGTGACACGTTACCAAACTCAGTCAGAATATAGCGAAGCAAACTGTGTCTCGTTACAGCCAGGACCACCAGATTTAGCGCGGCGTAATGGTGTGCGTAGTACTTGGCTAATTCTGCATAAGTCGGTGTTTGAGAGAGGGTGGGACCACAGGAAATGGTTACACAAAAATCGATTATCGCTTGGAACCCGTAAACATGTTGAGGACCTATGTCTGCTAACACCCAGTCAGGCATTGTAGCGATGATCGCGTGAGCTCCTGCGTACAAAGCTGTCTCTGTTTCCGCCTCGCACTCCACTTCAGTTGCATACGCCACAGCGGCCTTCCGTGCTTCTTGTTCTGCGAACTTGATGGCCTCATCCAGTTTTGTCGATCGCGGACCAGGTAATTCCACACAGTGGTCCTCAGCAGTGAGCAACAGAGTCAATTTACGCCGTATTCTCGAGCACCAGACCCTGAAGTTTCCTATCGTGGGAGGATCGAAATAGAATATGAGCGGGACAAACAAGAGCAGAGCGATAGCGCATGTCAAGTTGTACTGTGGTGCCGCGGCGGGGGCTCCTGCCAATGACCGGAGGTGAAAGGTCACTTTATTGTATGCGAAAATGACAGTAAACATACGCGCGCTAGTGAAGATCCCCTGACACAAACCATCCATCGCGATGTTGGCGTTGCAAACCTTGTGTTTGGGTAGTAGCAAAATCCTAAGAGCTTTCTGGACGTCCTTTGGTAGATTCCTCATTCTACAGCGGTCACAAGTGCATTTATTCAGCCGACAAGTGTCATAGATGAACAAAGCCAGTGTAGCAAAGAAATATAGGAGGGCCAAAATCGTTGGATTGCTATAGCCCGCAGCGTACCATGCTCTCATAAGTGCCTCGCAACCATGCGCTTCGGAAGGGCAAGTGTTGTTCCAGATATCAAACTCAAACGGCAACGCGGATAAGACAGCCAACGTGATGTACGCGAAGAAGTTTCGTTTGTTCTTCATAAAATGCTCTTTTGAGCCCCAGATAAGTATCCAAGCCATGCTCATTAGGGTATAGAGCCAGGCTAAGGGGGTAGGAAGAGATCGCGTTGACAGAAGAAGAGGATGTGCGCTGGAAGGTGGTTTGTATGACGTAACAGATTCGGCTTCAACAGGGGCAAGGGTTGTGTCCCAATAAGTTCGATTCTGAAAATAGTTGATCAGCCACTCAACGGCCAAGATAGAGAGGTCTTTCGAAACGAACGTTGTTGGAAGCGTTTGGAGATACACGGATTGCCACATGGGGTAAGGGTCAAAGTCAACACTCCATTCCGTTGCGGCATGTGTGCGCAAGAACTGCCAAGCAATAGGTGACATGTCAGAAGCGTATCCGTGGCGCTGTGGATCATCTTTGATCGTGTAAACGTACTGCGATCTATCCAACGTGGGGTGAATTTCAAGCCAACCAACACAATCCTCTAAGACTT